ATGGCTGGAGATAAACTAAGTAAAGAAGACCCCATTAACCATCCAAACCATTATAACATAAATAAAGATGGCGAGAAAGCCATTGAAACCTTCAGCTACATTCGTTCTTGGAAGATGGATTACCCTGAAAGCAATATTATTAAATATGTCACCAGACATCCCTACAAAGGTAAATCGCTCCAAGACTTGAAAAAGGCTCGTTGGTATCTTGATCAACTAATCAAAGAGGTAGAAAATGAAAACAGCCCTAACGTATGATGACGTTTTGCTTTTGCCACAATATTCTGATATAAAAAGTCGTAAAGAAGTTGATATTGGTAATGATTTGGACGACAAGATTCATTTAGATTTGCCAATTATATCTTCTCCCATGGATACCGTAACAGAATCAGCAATGGCAAAAGTTATGTACGAACTTGGTGGCTTGGGAGTGGTTCATCGTTACAATTCTATTGAAGAGCAAGTAAGAGAAATAATTGAAGTTCCACTTGCCGCAGCAGCGGTTGGTGTAACGGAAAACTTTAAAGAACGCGCAAGAGTTTTAGTTTCTGCCGGAGTTGATATTTTATGCGTTGACGTCGCGCATGGACATCACATTTTAGTCGAACAAGCGATTAAAACCTTAAAAGATCTTTTTGGAGACACGGTTCATATTATGGCAGGAAATGTGGCTACAAAAGAAGCCTTTGATGATTTATCAGATTGGGGGGCCGATAGTATTAGATGTAATATCGGTGGAGGTTCAATTTGTTCTACTCGAATACAAACCGGCCACGGTTTACCGGGACTTCAGACTATTATTGATTGCTCTAAATCTGATGGAAAAGCCAAGATTATTGCCGATGGTGGAATCAAAACAAGCGGAGACATCGTTAAAGCTTTGGCCGCAGGAGCAGATTTTGTTATGCTTGGCTCAATGCTTGCCGGAACCGCAGAGTCTCCGGGCAATATTATCAAAACCGAATCTGGAATCTTGAAACAATATCGAGGCATGGCGAGCAAAGAAGCTCAAATGGATTGGCATGGTCGCACAAGCTCTAATGAGGGCGTAAGCACTTATATTGATTTCAAGGGTTCCGTAACTGAAGTTCTCGGAGATCTAAGAAAAGGAATAGCTTCGGGCTTATCTTATTCTGGAGCAAGAAATTTAGCAGAGTTTAGAGAAAAAGCTATTTTTGTTAGACAAACCCCATCAGGCCTCCAAGAAAGTAAAACTCATATATTGTTTTAATGACAAAGAAAATACCAGAAGGTGGAAAATACATTCAATTTCCTTCGCTTGAAGCCTTGGATGTAAACTTGATTATCAAGTTGAAGTTTGACGATATAACAAAATTCTTTTTCTTTAATGAATACATGAAAGCATACTTAGCAGAAGATCCAGCTTTGATGCCGTTTATAGAAAAAGTTAAAGAGAAAAGTATGCTCGCAAGAAAATTTAGATTAAAGAAATCAAAAGTTTTGCGTAAAAAAGAACAAGAAGTGATTAGGCGTTTTGGTCTCAACGAAGAAGATGTTGAGAATATATTTGATTTAATTGCTTCCGATGAAATTTAAAAAAAGGTGAATTATGAAATTATGTGCAACTAAGTGCCTAGAAGAGAAGAAAAGCTGTGAAGAAAGTGATTGCCGCCAGTGGATTGATTATTGTAAAGATTTCAATTGCTCGCGAATTGCTGTTAAAAAAAATGGGTCAATGACCCTGCAGGAAGTGGCTAAGAGATTACAATTATCTCATGTTCGAGTTTCCCAAGTGGAAAAAGAAGCATTAAGAAAACTTCAAAAGAAGATTTTAGAGAAGAAGTAACTAATTATTACATTGAATATTGGTATATTGCCCAGAGCGGCGTTATAATAGGAGAAACCAAATGAGCAAGAAAAGTCTATTAAACGAAGGGACTATTCGTAGATTTATGAAATTGGCAGAGATTGAGCCTCTGACAAGCCCTTTCATGCAACGTCTCGATGAGGCACCTGAAGACGAAACCGAAGAATTGGATGTCGAACTTGACGCCCCTGATATGGGTGGCGAAGAGGGTGGCGAAGAGCTTGACCTTGACTTGGGTGGCGAAGAGGACATGGAAATGGACCTTGGCGACGAAGATGAGATGGACATGGAAGGCGAAGGCGATCCCATGGAAACTTTGGCCGATGAACTTAAAGATGTTATCGTTGACAAACTCGAAGACATGATCGAAGACGGCACCCTCGAAATTAGCGATGGTGAAGAGGCCGAAGATATCGACCTTGAAGATGCCGCCGAAGAAGGCGAGTTTGACGCTGACGTCGAGGCTGACGTTGATGTCGATCTTGATGACGCTGACGTGGATGTCGAAGCATCTGAAGAAGAAATCGTAGCTGAAGTGGCTCGCCGAGTCGCAAAACGCATTCTTTCTGCACGACAATAATTTGCATAACATACCCTTTTGGAGTTAAACATGTGGGAGTTCTTTTGGTTTTTCCTTGGCGCATTCGTTTATACGTTTCTATCAAAATTATTCCATATTTTCAGCAAAGGTGCTTTCATTCGTGAAGTAAGATTTCTTGCAATTCATTTAATCGGGCAAGCCTTTATTGAACTTGTCTCTATTCGCTCCTTTAGAAATGAAATTTTAAAAAAGAATTTAGCTGAATCAGAAGAACAATTAAAATTAATTCAGAATGAAGATGAATTGTTTTTGCAAGAGTGGCAATCAAGAGCCATTGAAAATTTCAACAGTGCATTACCACCCATTTACAGACCTTTTGTTGAAATAAAAGACTGGGAGGAACTAACTACTTTATTAGTAGAATATCACAACAAGGCCATGAGAGAGCCAAAGGGGAAATCCTATGACCGATAAGACTCAGGAAGATGACGCTAACGACGAGGGCACAGAAAAAAGCCCAAATGATATATTTAAAATAAGTTTTGCCGAGCTACCCCAAGAATCGCAACACTCGCGAACAATTCCATTGTTTGGAAACCTTGACGAAGAAAGGGTTGAAAATATTTGCTTGGCCCTTCTGGCTCTAAAAGATTCATGTTGTCAGGAGAAATTAACCGACCCCAAAGATCCAGAATCAGAAGTTGAAGTTTTTCACAAACCAATTGATATTTGTATTTCAACTTGGGGTGGAGACGCCTTGGGGATGTTTGCCATTTACGATCTCATGCGAATGATACGAGAAGAATGCGAAATTAACACATTTGCCATCGGAAAAGTTATGTCGGCAGGAGTTTTATTGCTCGCTGCTGGCACAAAGGGTCAACGCAAGGTTGGAAAACACACAAGAATTATGATTCATTCAATACGAGGTGGTCATTATGGCCCAGTTCATACCTTAGAAAATGAAATGGAAGAAACTCGCTGGATTCAGGAGCAACATATCGACGCTCTTGTAAAAGAAACAAAACTCACTAAACGACAATTTAAGAAAATGTTAGATAAAAAAGTTGATGTCTACTTGAACGCTGAAGAAGCTGTAGAGTATGGAATAGCTGATATTATTGTTTAATTTAAGATTTTCAAGGACTAATTATAATTATGGCAAAAGTTAAAGATTTGGTGAAGAATTATTTAAACGCACCAGCCGAGTTAGGACTAGATAAATTATTTCACTTAATCAAAGAAGTTCAATCTTTGCCCCCTTATCTCGAAGAAGATTCAGAATCGCCCAGTGTTGACCCCGGAGAAGAAAAAACTTTTAGTATCGCTTTCCCTAAGATTAGAATCACTGAAGACTTTGGCAAGATTGGCACGGAAGACCGTGAAATCATTGAAAAATTTGCCAACAACATTACAGGCGAAACGCTGGAAGATAAAATTCTTGCCTTAAATAACATTTTAACAGAGAAGAAAGAAAGCGCTACTATTGGAGAAATTCTTTCAACAATGGTAATGTCTGAAATTTTATCTGCAATTATAACAAACTTTACGGAAGCCGCTGGTGGATTTATTTTTGAGGGTTTTCTTGCTGGACTTTTCGGTGGAACCGCAGTGCAAATAACGAGCGCCGAAGATATTGGAGCCGATGTAACCGGAAAGCCAATTACAGATGTTATTTTGAACGACAAACATTATTCGTTGAAGTTGCTTGGCGAAAATACCGATGTAAAAGGTTCCTTTAGAAATATGGTAGAACATTTTAGAGACTTTGATCATGTAATTTATCTTGATGCAAGGCGAGTAGACAAAGATCAAGGATTACAATTTGGTGAATTTTTGGTTACGTTGGACAATTTCTTAGATATATTTGTGGTTCCCTTCTTAAAAGATGTGACGATAAAGGAACCAGTTCAAGTGGAAACAGGCGCAGACCTTAAAAGATTAATGTCATCGCTTATTAAGAACAAACAAGCTATAAAAAGAATCACAACAACAATTCCAATACCTCAATTTGGCAGAGCAACAGCTTTTCAATACAGCCCAAGTGAACCCACCAGATTAAGTGAAATAAAAGTCAACGATCAAGACTTAAAATATGTTATTGATGTTCTTTTTGATACACCCTCTGATGAATTGGATGCGTATGCGCCTTTTACAGTTAAGTACGCTGAAAGAAAATTTGAGGGCACAAAAGCTAACACGCTTTTTGGCTCTTACAGAAATGTAGAACGATTGCAAGAAGCCATTGATGAGGGCAATAGAGAAGAAATCTTTGCCTCCTTAGAGCTTACTCCCGGCTATGTGAACGAACAGCAATTCGTTCTCACTAAAAAACAAGTCGAAGACAAGATTAAAAACTTTAAGAATATTGGAACATTGATGATTGGAAAGGAATATATGGAAAAAACTTTTGCCATGTATGCCGATTTGCTTGCACAAACGATTACTCCGGTCTACGAACAACTTCAATATTTTACTAACAATGTTAATGATTACTTTCTTGGCGTGGGCAATGAAGTCGCCGACCAAGACAGAAAACAATATGCGCTTGATGCTATTGAAAATGCAAATAAACTTGCAACGGCTACTCAATCTGCCGTAGAAAAAATTGAGAAATAGTTTGACAACCAAATAAATTTTAATATATTATATAGAAGAGGTGTTAATGAAATATTTTAATGATTCTGAAGTTCTTCGTTCTAAGCTTGAACGAGGAATAAAAATTGTTTCTACAAATGTGGCTTCTACTTTGGGTCCAAAGGGCAGAACGGTTATTCTGCATCAAAAAGGTCGCTCCCCGATTATTACCAAAGATGGCGTAACAGTCGCAAAGTTTATCAATCTGGAAGATCCGTTTGAAAACACGGGCGCAGAGATTGTGAAACAAGCAGCCGAAAAGACAAATCAAGATGCTGGTGACGGAACAACAACGACAACAGTTTTATCATATGCAATGTACAAAGAGGCTCAAAAATATATAGCTTCTGGTGCTCCTCCCATAGAATTGCGGAAAGGAATGGACCTTGCCGTTAAATATCTTACCGAACAAATCATAGAAACAGCATCTTCAATCAAATCCATTACGGATATTGAAAACATTGCAACGATTGCTGCAAATGGAGACGACACTATTGGAAAGCTCGTCGCGAAGGCCATTGATGTGGCCGGAAAAGATGGCTCCGTAACGATTGACGACGCTCGCTCCGTAGAAACAAGTCTTGAATTGGTCGAGGGTTTCCGCTTTGATTCCGGCTACTTAGCCTCTGCCTTCATAAACGACGAACAAAGGGGACTTGCCAAACATGAAAACCCAATTATCATGGTCACTGATGAAAAGATAGAAGCCGTTGAAGAAATGCTACCAGCATTGGAAATAGCCTCAAGAGAGGGAAGACCTTTTGTAATTGTGGCAGAAAACATCGAAGGACAAGCTTTGGCCTCGTTGATAATGAATGCGATGAGAGGAACCATGAGAGTCGTAGGGATAAAAGCCCCTCGCTACGGAGAAGAAAGAAGAGAAATCCTTAAAGATCTTGCAATCTCAGTGGGTGCTACCTTTTTGTCTCGCGAAACTGGCCATCGTTTAAAAGATGTTAAGCTGACAGATTTTGGAGAAGCCAAAAAGCTTGAGGTTAGTAAAAACTCTACAACTTTGGTAGGCGGCTCAGGCAATCAAGAATTGATTGAAAAAGAGATTGATAAGCTCAAAGCCATAATGCAGGACACAAGCAACCTTCAAGAGTGCGAGAAGATTCAAGAACGGATTACAAGGTTGGCGTCAGGAGTTTCTATAATTCATGTTGGGGGTGTCACAGAAATTGATATGATTGAGAAAAGACATCGCATTGAAGATTCATTAGAGGCTGTTCGCTCTGCCCAACTGGAAGGCATCTTGCCGGGAGGAAGTTCTTTTCTCGCCCAGCAATCGAAAGATTTGTTTGATAATCTTCAAGAAGAAGCAGTCAATGAGTGGCAATGTCTTGGAATAAAAATAGTTGAACAGTCCATTCAAGAACCCTTAAGACAAATGATAAAGAATGCAGGAGAATCAATTGATATTATACTAGACAAAGTAAAAAACGAAAAAGAAAACTTTGGTTATGATTTTGTCTCAGGTGATATAATTAATGTAGCTGAAGCTGGCATAATTGATCCCGCTCGCGTCACTCGCTGTGCATTACAAAATGCTGTTTCGGTGGCCGGAACCTTAATCACATCAAATTATGCAATTGTGGAGGGTTAAAACTATTTATGAATGGAGAGGATCAAATCATGAAAAGAGAATCCGTTGTGGAGAATGCAGTGGCACTGGCTGAGATAAACAATAAATTTGATAAAGTAATGCAAACAATTGAATATATCAAAGAGAAACAAGAAGAAGTGGCAGCGGATGTAGCCCATGTCAAAGACGCAGTTTATAATCCTGACCTTGGTCTTTACGCCAGACTCAGAGAGTTAGAAAATTGGAAAAAGGCTTCATCAAGGCTGCTGTGGGTAATTATAACTTCGATTGCAACGTTAACGGTCGCAGCTATTTATAGGGCGATTTTATAATATGAAAGTGAACATAGCTTATTCGGTAGAACTTGACGAAGTTCTTTCTAGTACTTTTGAAGTCTTGGCGAAAGAACGAGAAACGACGGTAAAAATACTGAATGAGTCTCTGCAACGACTCTCGGTGCCATTTGATGACAACAACCTTATGAGTTCTCTTGAGACGTTAACGAAGTGTAGAGAAACACTGGCCAAACTTGATATAAAACTTGGTGAAATCTATAACGTTTTGTTAGGTTATGGCCAGATTCGTTATAAACAGATGCAACCACCGCCGATGCAAAACGAAACAGAAACAGAAGGAAACGATGAATAATTATAATAAGGGCGACTTAGTATGGATTCCTCAAGCAACTTTGGGATTTGTCAAAACATCAGCATCTAACGCCCCTGTGCAAGTGGACGAACTTGAATCGCTACTGCCAAACTATCACACAAAAAAAGCAAACTATGGCATAGTTTTAAAGGTAAGCCACAAAGATTTTGTAAAGGTTGCCTTTCGGGAAAATTTAGATATGCAATTGCTTTTTAGAATAACAGACCTAAGAAAACCGAGCACGGAGGGAAACAATGGTAAAACTTACTGAAGTTGTAAAAGATGTTGGACATGTTCGTTTTAGAGAAATCTTTATCAATCCAGAACATGTAATCTATTTGCGCGAAGACAGCATCACAAGAAAGTTCTTTGCGGAGAGTAAAAATAAAGATTCAAATTTTGATGTGAATCAAACGTTTACAAAGCTTTTTGTACGCAACGGCTCCGGCGGCAGCGAATTTGTTGTCGTGGGCGAACCAACTTTAATTGAATCTCAACTTAAAGGGAAAACACTTCTCAATGGATAAACATTATTATCTTTGGATAAAATCAGAATGTCCTTTTTGTCTTGATGCCGTAGGGGAAATGGTGAAGCAAAAAAAGATGTTTTCTGTTTTCACAATGGACGATAGTCTCGAAGAGCTTTCAGCTTTAAAAAAAGCTCGTAACTGGGAGACCGTTCCTCTTATCGTTGAAAAGAGTCCGACCGGCGAAGAATTTCTCATTGGTGGATTTACTGATCTACAAAAACATTTTAGTAAAGACAAATAATGTCGAAAAAAGAGGTTTATGCACTTAGAAAACTTGAACATAGTCAGTACCTTAAAAGCATTTTTATCAAAAGGACCAATGCCTTCAACCTTCTGGAATCATCTTTTGAAGATAAAAAATGGGATGAGTGGACTACTTTTTATTCTAATCTTTGCGAGTACATTGGGATTCTTTTTTATCTTGAAGACGCCTTAGAGGAGGTGAGTTTAACAGGCGACTGGGATAAGAAAAATCAATACTGGCTCTTGCAACCAGAGACGGCCACAAGAATATCGTCTTATATTACTCTTGAGGCCATGTCTTACCGTGAGCTTTCCTTTTTTAATACAAGTTTGCTAATTCATTAAAAAAAATAACCCCTTATCTTCTTTTTAAATTTCTGAACAATAGTTATGTTAGGTGTGTAATTTCTTACGCACCTCACTACAGTTTTTGTAATTGTATTTGTCGTTTTGAAAATTAGGGGGTAGAGTTGTCAACGCAAGCTAAAGCTAAATACTTGTTATTGTTTGGAATTATCAACTTTACTTTATATTTTGTGATAGCGGCGCTAATTGTAACAAGCGAATATGACTTTCTGCTGCCCTTTGATCTTGTTATTCCGTTGATTCCTGAGTTTATTTGGATTTATCATTCTTTTTTTGCTGTAATAATCATTAGTTTTTTAGGACTGATGAAATCTCGGAAGCTTTTCTTCACATGCCTTTCTGGATTTTTCATAGCTATGGGGATTTTAAGTTTATTTTACGTTATCTTACCGTCTTATTATCCCAGAGATCTTTGGCCTGTTTCGATGGAATCTCTTTCTGATTGGCTTTTAATCAAAACAAGAGAGATTGACGCTCCCAATAACACGCTGCCATCTGGCCATAATACTTTTTCTTGGATGCTCGCGTTCTTTATGACAAAAGCGTCTTGTGCTAAAAAGTTCACATGGCTTGTCCCGGCCTATTTCGTTTGGGCTGTTCTTGTAACGGCATCAACTTTGGTTTTGAAACAGCACTATATTGTAGATGCGGTTTCGGGTATTGTGTTGGCCTACATTTGTTATCGTTTTTCTATGCGATCTATTTATTCTCGTATAAAAGAGTGAGTGTTCAATTCGATATTAAAGTAGGAGACTTGGTGACTTATAAAGAGCCAAGAAGGTTTTTTACTGCCGAAAAGGGTAGCAACTTTTTAGGCGTTGTCACTCAAGCGGATCAAATTCATGCAAAAGTCTTTTGGCAAGATGGATTATGGTGTCTTGAGAGCTTAGAAGACCTTTCTTCCTTCGAGTGGACTATATATTGTCATAAGATGACTAAATAATCAACAATTATCTTATAAAGGTGACTTAGTAATTATGAAAATTGGAGACCTCGTAAAAGAAAAAAAGGGAAAACGGTTCGGTGGGACTGTTGTTAAAATGATTGCAAGCGATCAGGTGTCAGTTCAATGGTCCGATGGCGTCAATCGAATTTATGAAACAAAGCTTCTTGAGAATATCCGTTCAAGCTCAAACATTTTTTAAAATGTTCTTGACATTAAACGCATTTATGATATAATGAAGGTGTACTAAAAACAAAAAGGAGTTTTATGTATTCGGTTCAATATTTAGATGCTCAAAGATGGGTTGAATGGTGTTCTGGCTATGAAGAACAACACAGTATTTCCAAGGCAATGTGTTATGCTGAAAGTAATCCAGAAAGAAGAGTTAGAATTATTTTTGAACAAAACGGACAGCAGTCGGTAGTATTTTTCATTTAGGAGGTTTCATTGGCCGAAGAGACAAAGATTACTTGTCCTCTGTGCGAACGCACATTTTTTTATCACGATTTCCATGAGGGTTTTGTAGCCGATTCTTGTCAATGCGGAAACCTTCAAATAATGTTAAGGGAGAATCCCGACAACCGCTTCAATAGATATAAGCATACTCTTGCCATCACATTTAATAAAGAGCATCCACAAATTACTAGCAAATACGAAAAAGACAAATAATCAAACTATTTATAATATGCAAAAACTTCTTGAATCTTTTCGTAGATTTGCGCTTCTCACCGAAGAACAACTTCTCGTTGAAAATCGAATTAAAAAGGTTCAGAAGATTTATCCCGAATTGGCAAAGAAACGTGAAGAGTTCGATGGCGAAAGTCTTCTTGACGTTCTCATCCAATCTGATCCCACCGAAGACAAAAAACAAAAATACCTACAGGCCGCAGCCAGAATCTTAAAAAACAAGATGGACTTCTTTAAAAGGATGAATATAGAGCCTGCGTGGACACAAGAAAGAGTGGTGAATATAGGCCGGGACGCCTATTCTCCTTGGCACTGGGCAACAAAAGTAGCTGGAGAAGTTCAAAGATATCACGACTTAAAGAAATTCCTTGAAGATGACGAAAAAGATCTCATGGCAATTAAAACTTGGAGCGACCTTGAACTTATAATAAGGAAAGCATATAACAAGAAAATGAACGCGGAGCTTAAGCGGCGTCAAGAAGAGGAAGGCAAAGAAGAGTCAGATTTCCTCATTACCGATAAAGAAGACCCTAAAACGGGCAAAACCGACCCCCTTGGCAAAGACTTCTTTATGGTTCGCCCTCTAAGTCACGAAGCTGCTTGCTATTGGGGCAAAGACGCAGGAGCAAAATACTGTATTTCTCAAAGAGATTCAAACTATTTTGGACAATTTACAGGCGAAGGCCGGACATTTTTCTTTTTGTGGATGGCTAACCAGTCAAATTTTACTAAAGAAGAGTGGGGGACCGACAAACGAATAGTTCTTGAATATCTTGGCGAGAATTTTGACAAAGCATGGAGCAATGTAAATCAGCAACTTGACGGCAACGAGGTCCACAACATTATCAGAACAAACCTTTTTGGATGGGAACTTGTCGCCGCATATGAAGAATTCACTCGCTATGATGATTTGAGACTGTTTGAAGAAAGAGACCCAGAAAATTACAAAATATTAATCGACGCAGGTTTAAAGAGAGAAGACAATCCACAAGTCTGGTGGCTCGAAATATTGAAACCTACTTGGCATCACATTGAAGCGGTAATTCAAGAATCCATCGAACGACATCCTGCTGGCCCACAAATAGAGGAATTTAAAGCAAAAATAGAAGAGTATGATCTTGACCATATCCAAGTAGATGTTAACGAAGACGATGGTCATTTTTGGTGGCGAGCGATAATGACTTTTGATTTTGAGGATTTAAAGTGGATGAGAGAAGGCAATTTTCAAGAGTATTTCTATGGCCACATCGACCTTCCTGAAAATCTGCCCTCAGAAGTCGAAAGAGTTCTTGAAGACAACGGCATTGAATTACATGCGGCAGAGTTGGAAGCGGAAGGCAACCAGTTGTGGGTGACTTTCGAGCAAAATGATGACCATCGACACGGTTATGGAAACGATGACAGCGATTTAGCGCTCTTTGATCAATTCCTTGGCGACTTACTGAATTATGATCTCGCCCACAAAGCATCTCACGTTGATTTGGTTGATTTGTTTATTGAGTCGGACATAATAGATATTTCTGATTCGCCCTACGGTCAATTTAGACAACGGGCAAAAGTTGAAGAATTTGAGAATTTTGACGCCGATACCTCTGGTGGAACCGTTAGCTATTACACAAGAATGGAACTTAAGATACCAGAAATAGGAGAAGTCGTACAGGCGCTAACGAAGGGAATGAGCGCAGATACAGATGAACGCGGAAATGTTTCGGCAGCTTCGGATTATTACCAAGCATTAAGGCGATTAAATCTTGAATTTAATAAGGTGTTTGAGCCGGTAGGCCCAGATAAAAGATTTCAATTTGCCACCAACATGTTGCTTGACGCTTTAAGTAAACATTTCTTAGAGGCCCATACGAACGCTCGCCGCCAACTTAATTTGCCGGGAATACCAGCAAAAGAAATGCGACAACTCATTACTCCCCACAAATTTAAATTAAAATGGGCCACTTTAGATGTCGCTGGAAAACAAATAGATACTTTACTGGGGATTGCTATTGACAAAGACGACGACCCAGAACAAATGAAAGCCCTTGAAGAGTTTCTTGATTATTTTGATAAAAATTACGATGCCTTTGTGCGAATTGTACATGATGTAATGGTTAAAATTTTATGGTCTGCTGCCAGAGAAGCAGCCCAACAAATGGAGGTCATACGCCGCGAACAAGCATTTTCCAATATGAGACCCTTAAATGAAAATAGAAAAAGGATTAAAATCAAAATGAAGGTGTCCCGAAGATGAAACTATTATTTGAAAATTGGAATAAATTTCTCAACGAAGAAGAAATCAACGAGGTCACAGAAGACGAATTAGAAAATATCGAAGACATTCTCAATGATCTTGACGCAGAAGATTTATCTTTTGGAAATATCTTTGGCGATAAGATGCGTATTATTCGCCCGATGAAAGTTCAAGATAAAAATCTTGACGCTCTCAAAAAGTTACTCACCCAATCAGGTTACGAGCCAGATTTCTCAACTGGATTGGCGTCCTACTATTCTTTTTCGCTCCCCGCTGTGAAAGAGGGTGACAAGCCGTCAACAATTATCCTTACACCAGAACAGGCAGAACACCTTGTCGATGATAATGGCGAGCTAAAAAGACTAGTCAACGATACTGAGGAAAGTTTTGCGAAAAGAAAAAAGAAGATACAAAAGAAACAAATTAAAATAGGCAAACTTCTTCAAAAAGGCGCTCGTCTATATGATAACGCTCGCGAAGCGTGGACAACTTCGGATACAATCAATCCCGAAGACTTTGGTTTAAGCCCGGACGGGGAGTCACAATACGACACCGAAAATGTTGAAAAATACAGAGCAGCAGCAAGCGAATTGCTTGCCAAATCCAGAAAAGCCCACCAAAAACTATTCGATGTTTTTCAAGGGGATACGTCAAAAGCTGTTTCTGCCTACAACCTATACCAAAAATTAGCAGAATGGTGGAATAAGAAGTCAGCTTTTTACCGCGAAAACCCAGAAGAAGCAACAGACGATGCAATGACAAATAGCGAATATTCTATCATTTACACTCGTCACCCTCTTGATGTGATGAGAATGAGCGATTTTGATAATATTACAAGTTGCCATACGCCTCCGTCACGTCCAAGCGACTCAGGCAATTCGTATTTTAAATGTGCAGTTGCAGAGGCTCATGGACATGGACCAGTTGCATATGTGGTAAGAAATGAAGACTTAAACGACTGGATTACTTCTTCTGCCCAGTCGTTTGAGGGATATCAAGAGTTTTTAGATTTTTTAGAAGAGCATGAGGAAGAACTTTTTATGGACACTGAACGCGGAACAGGGGAAATTTCTCCTATTTCGCGAGTAAGGCTAAAGAAGTTTATCAACCCTTCGCTTGAAGTTTCTCTTGCTGTACCAAGCACTCGAACTTATGGAAAAAGATTTCCTCATCTTTATAAAAACATCAGCAATTTCGCGAAAGAAAAACAGGCGAAAGAAATAAAAAGAATAGAAGATTCCAAAGATGCTGAAAATCCTTATGACGATGCATTTGAAGACGGAAAATTAAACTTAGGAAAATGGGAGCGAATGGGAGGGTCGTATCAAGATGGTGGCGATTATCCCGGCGAAGCAATTCACGCATTTCTTGGCTATACTACCACAGGCCAAGCTCATTACGATAACACTTTTGAAGACAATTTGTCAATCAACGGCGATATTGCAACTCAATGGGAAGAACAGGTGAACGAAATACGAGACCGTTTCAATCGTCGGATGCAAGCAATTCAAATCGAAGCGCATGTGCAGGACGATGGAGCAGGAGAATATTATATTGATGTAAGTGCTAGACTTAAATTATCATTTGATGAATCTAAATTTAAAAGTAGCGCATATCAAGATGCAACGAGAAATGCAATCCAAGCTCTTCCCGAAGAATTAATAAATTATGGATATGATTGGCTAGACGACTGGGTAAGTTACACCACTATCAATCAAGGTCATCCCGATTGGGCCGATGAAATCAGAGCCGCCATTGAAAGCGCTGATTCAGCAGTGGTAGTAGAGATTCCTGTTCAAATCGAAGACGTAAATCCAGAAGGAGGCGGCTACGCCTATAATCCTGATAATTTTGAAGAACTTTGTCAAGCGATTGACGAAAAAGATGATCAAGCCGATGCCATAAACGAAATAGCAACAAGTTTTTTGAAACGTGAAGGCATAATAGAAGGCGGCGGTTTGCATAGTTTGGCAAGGGCGCTCGAAGATGAAAGTTGGTATGAATGGAGCCACGAAATTGACGACGATTGGGCACCCACAAACATTGAAGTTGAAACAAGAGTTGATGTAAATTTCAATGACTTGATCAAAAAAATACCAATCACTTTTGACTATCAGCCTGATAAATCCTCAGAAGTTTTTATTATGTTCGCTGGTGAACCGCTTGCTTTGGCATCTAAAACTCACGGCGGCGAAGATTACTCTTTCAAAGGGTTTGAAGTACGCTCACCAGAGTTTGATACTGAAAAAATGGACGGTTTTATGACGTTGGATGCTGTAAAAGAATACGCCCAATGGAACGTGGCCAACATGATACTGCGCCCCAAAAGTAGAATGTTATCAAAAGTGATGGGCGGATCGCGAAAAGGCGAATCCACCAGAGATTATAGTATAGAAGTGCGAAAGCTTATGCGTGAAGAAGCGGAAGGCAAAGAAGGTGAGTTTGCATATCCTAACTCAAGTATGTGGGTAGATGGTCCCGACAGCGAAGACGATTATACAATGAAGTTTATGTTACAGTTGGATGAAGATACTCCTGACGAGGTAACAGAAAACGCTTTAAGCATCGTTACAGAAACAGACGATGAAGACATTCTAAAGAAAATATTTAGAACAGCGTTCGCAAAAGTTGCCAAGATCCCCGGCGAGAATATTCAAGAAACAAAATCTTATTTTAAGAAATTCAATTATATTGGTTAGCAAGGACATTGGAGAAATGATGATTAAAATCGGTGACTTGGTAAAAGAAAAAGAAGGAAAACGACACAGTGGTCTCGTCATCGATGTAAAAGAAAATAAAGCCACAATCCAATGGCCAAACGGCACCAGTAAGCTCCATGAAATAAAATTCTTAGAAAAGTTCTAAAAAAGCTTGACAAGTTAATTATTATTTGAGATAATGACTTATAACTTATTAACCCAAAGGGGTAAAAATAATGCAAGCAAATGATATTCTTATGAAAAAATGGTGTTTTGGCATGGGTCGCAGCAAGGTTCGCGAAGAGGCCAAAATGAATAACAAAGGCGAATTGGAAACATATCGCACTTACCCCAAATACCGTACTATTGTCTTGAAAGTCGAAAATGCGCTGAAAGAGGGCAAGAAACTAAAGGTAAAAGCTATTCAATATTCTTCCCTTAATGGAAAGCCAAAGAATGTTGATATTGTTTTTTCCGAAAAGAATGGAGCCTATTATGTGGAAGGACAGAAAAAACCCTTCTTTCAGGTTCAGAACCCTAACATCACACCCGAAGAAGGAATTCCACCAGTCGGCAGCTTGATTGTCGTTGATAAAAAACATGCCATTGTAACCAAAACTGGTCGCAATGAATTGACAGTTTGGGTAAACGACAGTTTCAAAACTATTGTTTGCAAGCCCGGAACAATCAAGTGGCACTCGGACAAGATTCTCACAAGTATTGGGAAATAATCACTATATATTGTATAACACAAGGGAGAAAACTTTGAAAAAAACATTTATGATTGCGGCTTTATTGCTAACGTTTGGAGCTTGCGCCACTACAAAAACCAATTCCTACCCCCAGCTTACAAGAGCAAACGTTCAAAAAGAGTGCAGTCCTGTTAATTTTTGGAATGTACCAGTTCTCGGCTATCCGGTAGTCGTCGTGAGATTTAATAACTGTTTGAAGGTTAAAGACCTTTTGATTCTTACTTCGCTCGATGATGGCTTTACGAAAGAAATTCGTGATTCATCAAGAAAATTATTGATGAATCATTATTTGAATTATTTGAATGATACGGATTCCGATAGAAGCTGGTCAACAAAAGAACTCAAAGAAGATAAAGAAGAAGAACTGACAACACTTTTTTACCTTTTAGAATCACAAGCAAAAAATAAATAACGATGGGAGATCTTATATTGAACGATGAAACAAAAGAAATATTAATCGACTTGATTGACTATTGGAACACAATGGGCACAGAAAGTGACCCCGGTATGGAAGCGTTTTGTAGCGTTGTACAACGTGCCAGTAAAACGCTTGAACGACATGCGGAAGAACAAAAAATACAAGCTAGAAAGCGCTCCTCAGATATTGACCCGTTCGCAATGGATGTTGTGGGTAACCAAGAACAATTTACATTAAAACTTGAAAGCGATTGGTAATTTTTGCCTTCGTAGCTCAGTTGGATAGAGCAACGGACTTCTAATCCGTAGGTCACAGGTTCGAATCCTGTCGAGGGTACTTCAACATTTATGCAAAATACACTAAAAAAAGTAATTGTTTGGAGAATTCTTTCCACACTGATAGCACTCGTCCTTTCCTACCTTTTCTTGGGAGAGATAGTAAAAACAATAGCAATGACCGCAGCTTTTGCAGCCACAATGACCACTGTTCACTACTTCTTTGAGATGTGGTGGGAAAAGCCAAATGGAAAAGGGTGACTTAGTAAAACATTGGATTTTTGGTGTTGGTTTCATTACCTCAATTACCGAACCAACTATTAAGAATCCCTATCAACTGGCCACAATACAATTTACTAGCGGTCAAATTGATGAGTGCGTCACCACATCTCTTACGCTTTTATCTCAAAAAAAGCTTGACAAGTAAATAATAATAAACGATAATGGTAGAGTAACTTAATTTTAGGAGCAAATATGCCCAAAGTATATCAAGCATCTTACAAAGAGAACGGAAAAAGCTGGAGGACCAACAACGGCTCTCGAACAAAAATATTAGTAGAGGCACGAAATGCAGCCAAAGAATATGGTGTCCGTGTCATTGTCGAGGAACTTGAAATTGAAAAACTATCTTTCAAATATTTTGTCGAATGTATGAATGGGCGCAAGCCAAACAGTCGCAAGTTTATCTGCGCTTTTGAGCCAAGAGAATCAGTAATGGTTGAAGGCGAAGATGGCGAATTCACAAGACGTTGGAAAGTGCGGAAAGTATGAAGAATAAATTTAAAATTGGGGACTTGGTTTCGCATCGACACGAGCGACCTTCACGTTTTGGATTAGTTATGAAAACATACAAAACGAAATCAAATACAAACGAGTACTCAGTAAGCTGGCTCCAAGATAGAGGTCGTTCGCGTTGTACCGAAGGCATATTGGAAATGGTGAGCAAAGGGTGAAAGTAGGCGACTTGGTTAAATTTAGACAGAATGGAGTGTTGGGCCTAATTGTCGGCGGCGCAACTGACGGGTTCTCGTTAATGTTCCGCGTCCAGTGGTTTGATGATGCTTGCCCAGTGCAATCTCGTTACGCTGAAGAAATGGAGGTAATCAGTGAAAGTCGGTGATTTAGTAAAGCTTGCAAACTGGTGCAGGAACGGACCAGCTTTGATGCAAGTTATGGAGATAGACCCTCTTGGAAGCTGGGGAATGGTAAGCGCACAATTTTTACAAGGACCAAAAATAGGTTCGATAGTCAATGTAACCAAGGGAAATATCTTTTCCATTGAGAAATACGAAGGGGCGATGAAAAAACATTATGAACGTCGGTGATTTGGTAAAACACAAACGCACACAAGCAATGGGCATGATTGTACGAGTCCCCAAGGGACGCAAACCCGGCGCATACGATATTTATTTTGATGTTGAATGGTACGATGGGCACAATAACGTGCCGGGGAGCCATCTTCGAGGGGAATTGCTACCAGCCTATGAAAGTCGGTGATTTAGTAAAAGTTGCAGCAGAAGGGTTGAGAACACCAATTGGTAGTCTTGCGTTGGTCACAAGAGTGGAAGAACGGGAAGACTCAACAGGCACCATAATTCAATATTGGGCACACATGGTGGAATCAGGCTCCACGTTTTGGTTTCGATTGGAAGCTTTGGAGATCATCAGTGAAAATCGGTGATTTAATTAAAGAAGTTGAATATCCTGAAGTTGCTGTAGTTGCTGAAATTGATTTTAACCGCATCAACGCGCCCTATCGTTTACTCTGTCCCGATGGAAAATACACTTGGTTCAGTCGAGAATATGTCGAAGAGAGGTGCGAGGTCATAAATGAAAGTCGGTGATTTAGTAAGAATAACAAGTGCATCCCGTCCTATTGTAACGGAAATTGGTGTTTTTTTGGGGATGGGCGAAAGCTGGAAAGAGTGGTATCGAGTTTGGGTGCGCGGCAAAGAACAAAGATATGATGAACCCTTCTGGGAAATAGAGGTAATAAATGAACGACGCTAAAATGTTAAAAACTCCTCTGAATACCGAAACAAATCGGGAGGTTCTCGTAAGAATTCTTGTCAACGATTTGACAAAAAAACAGCTACAAGAAATAGTCAAAGTTCAATTTATGAGCACCTTTAAGGTTTCTAAGGAAACTTTCAAAAAAGCATATTGGAAATATTATGACGAAACCGGCGGCCATTGTCCATTTGACCTAAATTAAAAATACCCTTGACGAACAAAAAATATTTATTGATAATAACTATAATATGAGCGAAAGTGATGAACCTAAAAATGAATTTCATATTAGTGTCTATCCTGCTTCCATTTATTGCAGAATAGACCTACCCTTCAAGTTGAATGGAGTCGAAGAAACAATGGTCTTAGAAAACAAAATACACGAGTCCTTAGAAGAAGCCCTTCTGGATTTTCAAGAAAACTTCTTGACAAATAAAATATAATAAAATAGAATATATATAGAAACTTAAAACTTGGAGGAAAACAAGTGAGTTGGAATGGAACCGTTAGGTGCAGTTATTGTTACCAGAGCAAACACAATCGAGCGACATGTCCTGCGTTATTGGAAAATATGAAGCAGCGACTTGCAGACAATCCAGAAGACCTTAGAGCTAAATTCTTTTTCGAAAGAAAGGCAAAAAAACAGGGAAGGCTTAAATCTTGCGGCTATTGCCACAATGCGGGTCACACAAGACGAACATGCAAAGAGTTGAATAATGCTAAAAAAGTTGCTGTGGAGAAATGCTGCGAGTGGCGGCAAAGATTTATTGCAGAAATAAAGAAAACAGGTTTAGGTATCGGCGCACTGGTTCAGATTGATTCTGGTAGACCATATTTAGGAGTTTTGACTGCAATCAACTGGCATAATCTTGACCATCGCATCGAATTTTCTTCCTCGGGTCACGATGGAAATAAAGCTTTAATACTTCATCCCGTGGGAGATATTCTTGAATCTGGAACTCGCCGTATATCGTCAATTCCAAATTTTGAAGGTCTTGTCTCAGAAGCTCAATTGACCTATGGTTATGGCCCTCAACCAGCAAATATTATTGGCCCCATTAGCAAAAGCGCCATTGAAAAACAGATTCCAAGTGATTTCCTAGATGGAACTGACTGCATTGAATCCATTTTTCAGGAAAGCGCTAAATCTCAAGACAGACCGTCAAGTTGGCAAGTGGAGGAATGGTGCGAATTAGTAGGATTTTATGACAATTAAGACAAGAAGTTAAAAGCAAGGGTTTTTAACTTTGTAGCGGAGCCGGTTAGAAATAAACATGGATTACCTTCAATGACTCTAATGAAGAGGGCCAGCGAGCCAAGTTGAAATGAGTCTAAGCGCTCTTGGGCTAAAGAAACCAAGTGCGGCTCCGTTATTTTTTAAAATAGAGGTACAGTGTGTTTGAAGTTGGAGATTTGGTCAGGACAAGAGATTTAGTGGGTCTTGTTTTAGAAAAAAAAGCAATGAAACATACTCATGGTGTCCGAACGATTTGGTGGTACACTGTTGATTTCTTTGAAGAAGAAGAGTTTGAACCAAGGATTGTTTCCCAAGCTAATATCTTTCCACTTGACAAGTAAATAACAATAAACGATAATTATTATAGAAACTTTGTTAGGGGAAAAAATGAATCCATCTTTGTTGCAGCGCATTGAAAGAGTTCTCTCAAAAGGTAAAGCCGAAGGAAGTCTCAACAACTGGGAAGCAAGTTTTGCCGACTCCATCGAAACGCAGCTTGTGCGAAACCCTGAGCGCGAGTTGAGCCAGAAACAATTGAACTGGTTTCAAAAGATTGAAGCAAAAGTTCTTTCAAACAATCCCCAGAAATGGCTAGAAGAATGGAATGAAGAAAAGGCAAAGAAGTTAGCTATCGCGGTTTCTTATTACGAACACGCTGAATATTATTTTGCCGACCTTGTTCAATGGGTCAAAGATAATCCCACAAAAATCATAAGTGAAAGAAATTATAAGAAGCTTGTAGAAAACAAGTATGCTCAAAAGATTATCAACGCTCTTGAGACCGAACCGCTTTATCCCGCTGGTTCTAACGTTTTAGTTCGCTCCAATAGCACTATCCCTCCGCACCTTCAAAGTTATCGCGGTGAATTGTTTTTCGTCATTAAACCTTTGAATCGCGCAATTTCCGCTGCGAATGGTTGCCGGTTGTATCTCGTGTTGTCATCTAAGTCCTCAGAAACATTTGAGATTGAGGAACGTTGGATAAAAAAGAATAAAAAGAATAAAAAGTCTTGACAAGTAAATAATAATAAATGATAATGGTTATAGTTAATAGATAGAAGGGAGAAAACATTGTCTGTTGATTTTAAAACGTTTCGTCTGTGCGCTCCGCATGTAATCAAAGTTCGTAAACCGATTTTGCTTCGTGGTCGCCACGGCATCGGCAAATCAGAAGTTGTCTATCAGATAGCAGAAGATTTGAATTTGCCCGTCGTTGAACGACGTGCTTCACAAATGACCGAAGGCGATTTGCTTGGTATGCCGTCGCCGGAACAGATTGAAGTCAACGGGGAACGTGCAAGCGTTTTTCGTCCCTTCGAGTGGTTTCTTCGCGCCTGTACAGAACCAGTTGTATTGTTTCTTGACGAAGTTGACCGTGCTACCACTGAGGTACGGCAAGGGATTTTTGAGCTAACAGACTCTCGCAAACTTGCCGGATGGAAGCTTCACGAAGATACTATTGTTGTCGCTGCTGTTAACGGTGGCGAGCATAGCGCCCAATATCAAGTAAACGATATGGACCCTGCGGAATTGGACCGTTATACTGTTTTTGACGTGGAGCCTACCGTTGAAGATTGGCTAAATTGGGGAAAAGATAACGTAGATTCAATGGTTTGGGACTTTATCAACCAGAATCGCGACCATTTGGAGCACACTGACGATTTCGAGCCTAACAAGATTTATCCTTCCCGTCGTTCGTGGAAACGATTGAGTGATTGTTTTGTCGAGGGTCAAATTTTGTCTGAGGAAGCAGACCCAACAGTCTTTTTTAGTCTTGCAACAAGTTTTGTTGGATTTGAAGCTGCTGTTTCGTTCCTTGATTTTTACAAGAATTACGAGCGTAATATCACTTGGGAAGAAATTGTAAATGATGGCAAAGTCGAGAAAACTAAAGACTTTGATATCAATCAGCATTGCGCTTTGGTTGAAAAGATGGATGCTTCAGGTATCTTTTCTGAAGAATTGAACGACAATCAGCTTGACAACCTTTCAGATTATTTCAAATTGATGCCGTCTGAGGTAGCTATGAAACTCTGGAAGTCTATCGCAAGTGCAAGTTCAATCGACCAGCACGATACAATCAAAAAGTTTCATTCCCGAGTCCAAACGGCTCTAACGGAAATGCTCTCTGAGTAGATTTTTCTTGACAAATAAATAACAATAAACGATAATTAGGGTATGGTTATGGAAAATAAAGAAGAATTCGACCTTGACAAGCATATTCTGGTTTTACTGAAGGACGAGCCGTTTTTCGCGGCTTTGTCCCGACGTATAAACAAAAGAAAAGCTTATTTCATTCCTACTGCTGGCGTAAGGGTTGACCCCAAAACCGCCCAATTTGAAATGGTCTATAATCCAGACTTTTTTCTAAGTCTCACAAAACCACAACGACTTGACGTGCTGAAACATGAATTTTATCATTTGATTTTTCTGCATGTTACATCTCGAAAACCGGAAGACGTAAATCCTTTAATGTGGAATTACGCTACCGACCTCTCTATTAATTCTCACTTGAACAACTTACCAGAAAATTGTTTGAAGCCGGGAGTAGACTATTTTGAAGATTTTCCTTCTGGCTTGACTGCTGAAAAATACTTGAAGCTTCTTGAAAAGAAGAAAAAAGAAGAAGAAGAGAAAGAAGGTAAAGACCAAAAAGGTCAAAAGGGAGACGGTCAAGAAGGGGAAGAAGGAAAAAGTGGTTCGGGATTCCCTGAAGACGGACAGTTTGATAGTCACGACGACTGGTCAAACGATGCAGAACAGGGACAAGAGCGTCAACAAGCTGCTGATATCGCAAAGGAGCGCATCAAAGAGTTTGTTAAGGATGCTGCCGAAGAAGCCCAAAAGTCTAATTCTGGTTGGGGTTCGATTCCTGAATCGGTTCGACGTGAAATTATTGCCAACTTGCAAACAAATGTTGATTGGCGTAAGGTGTTGCGCTATTTTGTCAAGACAAGTTTGCGCTCAAGTCGCCGGAGTACTGTAAAAAGACTCAATAAACGTTATCGTTACATTCATCCCGGTAAAAAAGTGTCCAGAATGGCTAAGATTGCAATTTCTATTGACCAATCTGGTTCAGTTAGCGATGCAATGCTTGAACTGTTCTTTGCAGAATTGAATAAGCTTGCAAAGCTTGCGACGTTTACCATCGTGCCGTTTGACACAAGAGTAGAGCCAGAATTAGTTTATGAATGGAAAAAAGGCACTACTCATCAGACGACACGAGTGATGTGTGGTGGAACTGATTTTGATGCTCCAACAGAGTATGTCAATAAACAAAGCTTTGATGGTCACATTGTTCTCACAGATATGGCCGCACCCAAACCAAAAGCTTCAAAATGTCAGCGCATGTGGATGACCACAAAAGCTTGTTTGAGCTATCAGTATTTCCAAACTAACGAAAAAGTTATTGTTGTAGACTAGAAGGAGCAAATATGACGATAGGCGACACAGTTAAACTTAAAGATATTCCCCAGAACAACCAGCGATTTTTGAGCAAATATCAAAATAAGACCGGCAAAATTGTAGATGAGCAAGCGTTAGTTAGCAAGAAGCGTTATTTCCGTGTCTTGTTTGACGGCGCATGTTCCTATGAGGATTTGGGAAGTTGGCGATTCGAAATTTTTTCGACAGAATGATGCCTCCTCCTCGACCCATTAAAGTTGGAGATTTGGTAACTCACTTGAGCAACAATATGCTTGGGCTTGTTTACGAGGTGTACCGATGCAAGGACTATTCAGATTTGATGATACGAGTCCAATGGTACGACGGCAGAACAGACAAGCTTAACGCCAAACTTTCCTATTGGCACGATGAAATTGAATTAGTTTGAGGTAATCAATGAAGAAACAAATACAACAGTATCTTGACGAAATAGCAGTCTTAAAGGCCGAAAACAATCAACTTAGTCAGAAGATTAAAATGTTGGAGACCAAACTTTATTCAGCAGAAAAACGTTGTGCTTGTTTTCGCAACAATCAAAAGCTATGCGAGGACACAAATGAAAATCGGTGATTTGGTCATGTATAGAAACAAGTTTCATATCGTTACAAAGACTTACGGAACAATGGTGTCACTTAGCGGCATGGACCTTAACAGGGTTTTTCGTAAAGAAGAAATAAAAGTTATAAATAAATCAAATAAAGCTTGACAACCACTTAAATCTATGAGATAATACCTACAGAAACAATCGAAAAAGGATTGAAAAATATGCCAAGGTAGCTCAGTGGAAGAGCGTCACCCAGTAGGAAGCCAAAAGCCCACCGTGACCACAACAAACACGAGATTGATCCTCTCGGTGGAAAAAAAATGTAGCGTGTTATCGCTGCGCGGGGGTCTGGGAAATAGGCTGAAACACTGCAAAGGTTTTGAGCAGTGGAACTACGTTACGAGGTGGAGGTCGTCGGTTCGAACCCGTGCCCTTGGTACTAAAATAAAGCTTGACTTATTAATTTTAATATGAGAGAATATAAGTATGAAATGTGGAGATTTAGTAAGAATTCCAAAAGCCCGAATTGGCGTACCCGCTAACTCGCTTGGTCTTATCGTCGGAGCGAATAGAAGCGAACCAAGACATTGGCTTATTTACGACATCCAACTTATGAATACAGACAATCGCGTTGTCAGGCGACTTGGGCGAGACTTAGAGGTAGTAAAATGCAAGTAGGCGACTTGGTTGTGAGAACTTACGGAGAGGGTCAACGTCCAAGAGCACTTGTTGTGGGGTTTGGGTATAAACCCTCCATCGCAAAAATAATATGGTTGGGCACTGACGCGATTATTCAGTTTGGTACAAGCCACTTGGAGGTCATCCAATGCAAAGAGGCGATTTAGTTCTGACCACTTTGGCAGGAATAGGTAAACCATCAAGAAGCGTGTACGGCTTGCTTATAAAGCCAATTGCAACAAGTTTTTGGAGTGTTTTTCTCTTTGAAGAGGAAACATTTATCTGCCTTCCCTTCGCAGCGTTCGAGGTCATAAATGCAAGTCGGTGATTTAGTAAAGTTAAAAGAAGACAATGACGCAACAGGCTTAATTGTTGCCGCAGAAGGGAACTTCTTTCACATTCAGTGGCTCGATGGCTTTTGTTTTACCCGCTACGATGATGAATTGGAGGTAATCAGTGCAAGTAGGTGACTTAGTGAAGCACAAAAGCTCTGGCGACATTGGATTAGTTACGGAAACGCCATGGTGGGCGAAACGAGCAAAAGTTCATACTACTACTGTTCATTTTTTTGATGATAATAGGGGAGCAAACTGTATATGTTCTGCTTTGGAGGTCATCAGTGCAAGTCGGTGATTTAGTAAAATATAGATATGGTCAACAAGACCTTGGAATTATAATTGAAAGAAAACAAGAGACAAAAGAGCACACCCCAAAGCTCAGAGTAATGTGGGTTGGATTCCGCAATCTCACAGATTGGATGCGACCAACAGGATTGGAGGTAATCTCATGCAAGTAGGTGATTTGGTAAAAAAGCGAAACTGCGTCGGAGTTGGCATTGTGGTCAAGATTACTGACGAGTTTGCACTTGTTTGCGCCGAAACAAAATGGTCGCCGCTTGGTCATTGTAAAGTTTGGGTTGGGCTGCGCCGTCTTGAGGTAGTAAAATGAAAGTAGGTGATTTGGTAAAGCTCACCGATTATGGAGCAAACACTAAATATGGCGTTGTGACAATAGACGGTCAATTCAATGTCAGAGTGCA